AGTCGTATTGAATCTGTGATGACGACAGATTCAATACTCGATAAACTTGAAAATCGCAAACCAGGAGATGCTGGTTTTTTTGGAACTATGTTTGGAAAAAATGACTGAACAACAAAGTAATTTAAGACAACATCTAGAGGAGTGGTGGGCTTCTGACGCCTGCAAAGAGCTCCAAGAGTCTCACAGACAGGTAAAAGAACGTGCAGTAGGAAAGTATTTTATGCTTTCTGAAGAAGAGAAACTCGACATGGTTCAGGCGATCTGTCACATCATATGTGATGCAGAACAGAAAGGTTGTAGTCATCGTGGTCTTCAATCTGAACTTGGAATCTATCCGACTGGTTTCTGGGTTGATAATCTGATTGACGTGCATAATGCTCTCTGGTCCTACTATAATGATGGAAAACGTGAGAAAGAACTTCGAGATGACCTTGATGCACTCGATGACTTCGTGGAATAATGTTGCGTGATCCCGAAGAAAACATTAAGTTGATAGATACTAATGAGTATAAGTGTTATAATAAACACGCAACGGAGAACACTATGACACTTTCCAAGACAGGAACTGAAAATCTGACTGCCGAAGAATGGAACGAACTTGTAGCCCTAAAGGATGCTATCACATATAGACCACAATCAGTTTCTGCCAAAAAAATGGAAAAGTTCACTGAGTTAATGGTACGATCTCTGGAAGGTAAATGTGATCCACCGCCACCAAAAAACTGGCGTGGAACTGCACTGAGCGAGTGACAGTTCAGAAAGTGTCACAAGGGGCCTTCTGGGAGACCAGGGGGCCCCTTATTATAGCCATACAAACGACAAGACAATGACCCCCGAACAAAGGTTTCAAGAACTGTTTGAACAAATGTATCAACTTTGTGAAGAACAAAGTTGGGGAGATCCTTTTTCCTATGCTCGCTCCCGTGAGATTCATCTTGCTGGTATTCTTGGTCACAAGGTAGCTGACACCTATTCGGGTGCTGATGCTGTGGATGAATCTGGTGAGTGTGAGTACAAATCGACTATTGCAAACAGTATCAATGGGACGTATAATGGTATCAGTGTTCAAGATACCTGGGAAGAACAGGAACGTTATCTGATCGAGGAGAAACTTGGTAAATACTCCAACCACTACATTGCCCGTTATGAAGGTGGTAAAGTGGTAGAAGTTTGGAAACTGACTGGTGACGATGTGTTGATGATTCTTCTGCCCAAACTGAAGAAAGATTGGGAACGTAAGATTCACGGCAAACACAAAGATCCTCGTCTCTCTGGTCTTCTGACCAAGAAAGAAATCTATCAATTCGGTACTCAAATCGTATGACTATTGACAGTGGAAAACTGATGTATTCTGAAGGTAACAACGACGAGTGTTACACTCCAGCATATGGTGTTACCCCCATTCTCAAGTATATCCCAAAGGATGCTGTTGTCTGGTGTCCATTTGACACGATTGATAGTGAGTTTGTCAAACAGATCAGTCAACAGAATGAAGTGGTTTTCACTCATCTGAAATACAATCAAGACTTCCTTACCTATGAACCTGAGAACTGGGATGTGATTGTATCCAATCCACCGTTCACCAACAAACGTAAGTTCTTTGAGAGAGCTTTATCGTTCAACAAACCATTTGCTCTGATTATGACGAACACTTGGTTGAATGATAGTGCTCCGAAACAGTTGTTCAAGGACAAGGATCTACAACTGATGATGTTTGACAAACGGATGAAGTTTCACAGTCCTGATGGTCGTGCTAACGATAAGATTACGTTCAGTTCTAGTTACTATTGTTGGAACTTTCTACCCAAACAAATCATTATGGAACAACTGGATGTGCCAGTTCGTAAAGTGTCCACTCGGAAACGGGCCAAGACCGTTTAGGCCCTATAATTACAAAGTAATCAACCAAACCCCAATGGCCACTCGTTCCCGCATCGGCATCGAACTCAAAGACGGTTCTGTGCTCTCAGTGTATTGTCACTGGGATGGCTATCCTGAGTTCAATGGTGTCAAACTGGTCGAACATTTCAACTCTTATGTTGCTGCCTCTGAACTGATTGACGGTGGTGACATGAGTTGTCTGTGGACTAATGCTGGTTGGCAGAATGAAACTCTTCCCACCACTGGCCCCCTCTACTATTCTGCTCGTGGTGAAGATCGTGTTCCTGAACATCACAAAGACCTGAACGAGTATCTGATGTTTGCTGATCACGATTGTTGTGGAGAGTATGCCTATCTGTATCAGAATGATCAGTGGGTGTGTTATCAACTGCAATCTCAGTTTCCTGATACTGTGAAGGAAGTTCAGATCCCTACTCCTGTTGTCGCATGAGCCTTGGTCTCGGGATTGTAATTTATCTGATGCTGGTTGCTTTAGTGACCAGTATTATGATATACTATTTTCGTGTTCTTCGACCTAAAGATGAAGCTTCTTACCGAAAAGACTATGAATCTTAATGTTCACGAACTCGGTGTAATCTTGTCAGCCCTTCAGATGTTGACTAACAGAGATGAAAATCAAATTGCCCGAGAGTATGGTAGTGTGCCGGCACTGTATAACAAACTTTACACGGTTTGGGAACGGATGGACACTTCTGAAACTGGTCTACGGAACGATGTCGTTCCGTCTTTCTGACCTATACTATGAAAGTAATCAAGGAAACTCCAATGTTTGACGAAATGTGGGCAGAGATCGCTGATATGCCTGGCGAAATCTTTGACTTTGATGACATCAACGACTGTATTCCTTCTATTCTGAATCTTACCGAAGAAGAAATGGATCGTATGGCTGAAGACTTGGACAAGGGGTTTGTGACAATCTGATATGAAATACCTTTATATTGTTGACTATTGGGTTCCTTTTCCGACTTCTGAGTATGGCGGTGTTCTGAATGTGATTGCATCCAGTGACGTTGAATGTCACGATTTGTTGCTGGATTGGCGAGATGAATTCGTCAGTAAGTATGATCGTGACATCATGCCCGCAGTCAATGAAGCCCAGGTCTTTCAACTTGCAAACGATGAAACTTCCGCAATCATTTCCTCATTCACCACCTAAAGGTTATAGCTATGTCGTGGAAAAGTTTGATGCCAAGCATCTTCGTATTGGTCTCCATCATCATTGCACATATGATTATAACAATGGTGAACGAGTCGTCACCGTATGGGGATTCTACAACACCAAGACAAATCAATACCATAGTCCTGTAAATGCCAAACAAGTTGGTAAGGTGGTTGACATCTCATCAACTCGGGACTATACTGCAATGCCCATCAAACACACACCACTGGAGTCCGCATTTGTATGACTGACAAACTTCACCACCAATGTATCGAGAAGATTGAAGACTTCTACATGGATCGGTTGACTTATCTTGTCGATCAAGAACAATTCGATGATTCTCACGCTCTATTCACCGAGTTTGTTGTAGACACCGAAGAACCCGATGAATGGATCTTCCTTAACGATATTTCCGAAAGCCTTAAATGACAACTGCTCTTATTACTGGTGGTGCTGGATTCATTGCTCACCACCTGATTGCTCGTATTCTAAAACAAACTGACTGGAATGTTGTCACTCTTGATCGACTGGATTATAGTGGTAATCTCAATCGACTGAATGACATTCTTCTGCAAGGTTGCACCGAAGAGGAACGCAAACGTGTTCGTGTTGTGTTTCACGATCTCAAAGCTGAACTGAATCCTCTGGTTCGTAAAGAGATCGGTCAAGTTGATTATGTTCTCCATCTGGCTGCAGGTTCACACGTTGATCGCAGCATTGAGTATCCGATGGAGTTTGTGATGGATAATGTAGTGGGAACGTGTAACATTCTGGAGTTCGCACGGTCTCAAGATAACCTGAAACGTTTTCTGTATTTCAGTACAGATGAAGTGTTTGGGCCTGCGCCTGATGGTATCAAATATCAGGAGAATGATCGGTATAATTCTACCAATCCATACAGTGCCAGTAAAGCTGGTGGAGAGGAACTGGCTGTTGCATATGAAAATACCTACGGGCTGCCTGTCTATATCACTCACACAATGAATGTGTTTGGTGAACGTCAACATCCTGAGAAGTATATTCCTCTGTGTATTCGTAGGGTTCGTGATGGTGAAACTGTGACCATTCATAGTGATCCGACCCGCACAGTTCCTGGATCACGTCATTACATTCACGCTGATGATGTGGCCTCTGCGGTGTTGTTCCTTGCAGATAAAAAGTTCGTCGAAACAACCTATGGTGGTGCAAAATGCCCGAAGTTTAACATTGTTGGTTCTGAAGAACTAAACAATCTTGAACTGGCTCAGATCATTGCTGATGCACAGGGTAAAGAGCTTAAATATGATCTGGTGGACTTTCATTCTTCTCGTCCAGGCCATGACTTACGTTATGCTTTGGATGGTACAAAAATGAAAGAACTGGGATGGGAACCTGCTAAATCAGTACGAGAACGTATTGCTGAAGTTACCACCTGGACACTCAACAATGAACGCTGGCTGTAAGTATGTACAAACCCCAAGTCGATGATTATGTCAAATGGAACGATAGAGTCGAGGGTTGGGTGTACTTCAAGGATGCAGAATACATCACGATTGAAGTATCAGTCCGACCCAAGAATGAACAGAACTATCAAGCCTGTTCACTACATCGTAACGAACGACTTTTGGTTCTCTGTTACTCTGACCAATGGAATCAATTAGAATATGTGAAACGTAGAGAGTTTCAGGATGCCCTTTCTAAATAATAGGAAGGGTTTTTTGTTTTGATGAAAACATTTCAACAGTTTCAAGAAGCTGCGGGAGATAAGTTCTCCAAAATGACAGATGCACAATTCAAAGATTGGCAAAGAGCCAATCCTGGTGGTGCAGAGAAAGCTCAAAGGTTAAGAGATGCAGCTCGTTCAGCAACACCCAAACCAACTGGTTCAGGCCCACAGTTACCTAATGTACAAAAACAACCAACTCCACCTCAGGGTCAGGCAAGGTGGAATTCTGGTCAGAGATTTACTGATCCTAGGGCACAACAAGTATATGACACAATGCGTCAACAATCATCAACTAGAGTTGCTCCTAGAACAACTGCAACACCACCCCCACCGACACAACCTTTAAGCCGTGCTGGTGCTGGTATTGCCTCTAGAGTATTACCTGCTCTTGGTCGTGCAGCTGTCGGTGCAGTCGCTAGACATCCTGTTGGTGCTACTGTAGTTGGGACAGGTTTAGCAGCATACGGCGCATATAAATTAGCACAAAGGATGAATCAAAATACAAGAGCTCCAAAAGAATGAAAACATTCCAACAGTTTATATCCGAAAAAGAAACATATACTCGTAGGCAACTTGAGACACAAATGAACAGAGGTCTGAATAGACCTGAGTTCAAGCTTGGTTCTACTCAAGCTGGTAAAGGATCACACGTTACTCACAGTATCATTGATCCGAAAGGTGCCAATGTGGATGTCACTGATCCTAAGACAAAAGCTCCAATGACTGTTGGTGCGACTGTGAAGTCGCCTGGTAAATATACGCCATCTGCAATGGCCAAAGCGACAAACTTTAACACCGTAATGCGTAGTATGCAGTCAGCGATTGCAAACGTACAATCTGGTGTTAAGGCTGCTGCAGAAAGAATACCTGGAGCAGAGAACCTGAAACAGTTTCAACAGACAATGGCTGCATCGAGACAGTATCGTCAAACCAACGTACTTCCATCAAGATCGAATGTTGGTCAAGTTGGTGCAAATGTGTTAAGATCCATCCAAAGATCCGCACCGAAACCACCTACAACATCAACAGCTGCAAGAATGAGTGCAGCATACCCCAATCTTATTCGTGATCTGCCTGCACAACAAAAGGTAGAACTTGGTAATAAAGTATTGTCAAAGCTGACTGGAAGAACATTCACCCCAGGTTCAGGTTATCGCACAGATCGTGGTGTAGGATTGGCTGATTCTTACGTGCCAGAACAGATGACTGCACCCAAAGTAATGACACCTGGGCTTGATCTTCGTAGTACAAAAGATAAACAAAAAGAAATCAAGATCGAGGCAGATCTGTTACCATTCAACCCTAAGATTGGAGATCGGTATAAAACATCACAATTAACTCCTGGTACATCTTATCTTCCACAATCACCCAGACAACCACACATTGACACCCGCAATTCTGGGCAAAAATTAAAAGATTTGCAAGATCGTATCAAATACTATGGTGGTTATCCACCTAAGAACCCTATATGAAATTGAACAGATTATGGAGATTGTGGTGCAAAGCTCTTGGAGAAAAAGCAATTAACAATGACAGAGAATCAGATCACGTTGCTTGTATACGGACTATTATATTTGTCACTTATCTCATTACTAACGTTTGCATTGTTGCAGGGGTCGTGAGACATTGGAACGATCAACAAACTATCATCATCGTGGAGAAATCCTATGAAATGTGAGGTCAAGTGTTACGTTGCAGGTAAAGTGTTCGTGGTGGAATGTTATGCCCGTGACTATCAGGAAGCGAGACAAGTTGCACTGGCACAACACCCGAACGCAAAAATTATCGGTGTAAATGCAAAGTTCACCTAATAGGTGTGACAGCCTGTAAACTGGTTCACAGGGGGTGCCAGGCGTCTGCCAGACCCCTATAATATGGGAAGAAACAAACAATCGCATGAAACTCTATTTTTATGTTATACTGATTGTTGGTGTCATCTTTGGTTGGAATGTATTTCTAATCCAACGTGACAACAAAATGTTTGACGGTTATAAGAATCGTCAACAACAAATCTGTGAACAACTTAAAACCTTTCACCCGGACTGTCATATCGAATAAGTAAACTATGTCAACAAGAACTCACACCATCACAAAAAAAGACCCACAGCATACTCAAGTATGGGAGTGGGAAGAAACGCCAGAAGTTGTGACTGCACTTAAAGAACTAAACAAAGTAAAGTTTGCTGGTAACTACCAAGGCCCTTTGTATTCTCCACATCCAGATCTGAACAATGACTTACAAAGCAACTCTCAAGGTTAAGTTTGATACTGAATGGACTTCCACTTCTTATAGTAGTGGATATGATCTTAGTATGCTTCCTGAAGAGCATTATACTTTTCAGGTTCCTGCTGAAGACCTTAATGTTCATCAACTGTTTCGTTTCTTCGCAACTGTTGCCCGTGCAATGGGTCACGATGAACTTACCATTATGAAAGGTGCTTGTGGTCTCGCATTTGCTGAAGACCGAAGTGTAGAGAATATGCGTAAGGTTGCTGATGAGTTTGAACTGACTTTGGGTGAAGACCTGAGGAAGAAGTTTGATGAAATGAAAGAATCAGACGCAGAGTGGGAGCGTATCAAAAAAGGTGTTATGGGAACTGTCCTAACTGATGAGAACGACCAATGCGAAGAGTCACTGTAAAACCTAAATCCAGTAAGGCAAAGAATCGTCTTGCTAACTCTATGGATAGTAATCCTATCTGTATTGTTGAGCAAGATAAAGGGGATGGTATGTTGTTTCTTGCCAGTGAGAACCAAAAATACTTCTTCTGGGTCAATGTAAGTGATGATTGCCACTGGGAAACTGAATGGGAGGTCTTATGACTAAAGCCCAGAAGATTATGAAATCCTATGATAGAAAGTGGGTAAGTATGAGAAACAAAAACTGCTATGATAGGAAGTATGCCATCGCACACCTTATTCGTG